ATCATATTGCAAAGCAGCAAGAATATTATTATTCTCGTCTTTTAGGATATGATGAATATTAGGCTTTCCAAACTTAAAACCAGCAGCACCTATTATATCACCGGCATTAGGATATTCTTCTTCAAATGCAGTAGTACTATAAATTTTATTAAGAATCCATCTAGGATTCTTATTATTAAATATTCTATCGAAATTACTGAGAAAATATGAAAATAGCAACTTTGCCTTTGCGCTGTTATCTATCATCTTTTATTCCTTACTAAAGTCTAAAATTTAATATATACATAAATTGTGGACTATATATTGAAATTAATAAAGGAAATTTTTATGGCTAGCGTAATTCCTGACTCTCGAAATTTTAAGCAGACAGAATCTGCGTTTCTAAAACAAAGCTTATTTGATTACTCATCATATCTAAATGCTCTTCCGCTTTTAGTTACATACTATTCTAAAGACCACATGAATAGTACTTATGACGAGAATCTTCATACTGTACAAGAAATTTTAGGTAACGATTCTCCGATTAAGTTTAATAAGATTATAGACTTTCCTCTTTATAAAGCTTCTGTACTTGAAGGTACTGAAGATGAAAGCGAAGATGTCGGAACTGAAGGTGATGTACAAGGTACTGCTATTATTCCACCGCAACAAGTATATCCTCGTGTTGATGATTTATTCCAGATCAAATTCTATGGCAAGGAAACAGTCTTTAGAGTTAGTGCTGTAAAGCGTTCTAATATTAAAGGAAAAACTTTCTTTGAGATTTCCTATTATCTATATAGTACTCTTGGAGATTCTGGCAACCTTGATGATCAAGTTCAGAATGAATATAAGGTCGTTGGTAGCCCTTCATCTGTTACTAAATCTGCCATAGTATCTGTAGATAAAGCTGAAGTCTGTGCGAAGCTCCAGACGAAGATTAATAATCTTCAGAATAATCTAAAGGCATTCTATAATGACCAAGCAGAAGCCTATATCATTGAGACTAGTTATAATGTCTACAAATGGGATGAATGCGTTCATGCATTTGTATGTAATAATAAGATCTTTGATAAAGCTGGGGCTTATAGAAACGAAGTCACATTAAGACATATAGAAGCCATAGACTATCCAGATATGTACGACCAATATGAAGGATCTATATATTGGGCATTAGAGCATGGCGATTATTCTATGCTAAATCCAGAATATACTGGAGCATCTTCTTGGGCAATATTTAGCTCTGAATCTCCATTAAGATTCTTACAAGATGCTACTATTAGTGGAGCTATTTATAATTCTGGAAATATTAAATCCAGTTATATAACAATATTTGGTAATCTTAAAGAATACCTCGAAGATACTAGTGGCGAGGTGAAACCATCTGTAACTATGGCTGAATCTTATTTAAAGCTTCTGAAGTACTATCATGATGAACCAAATATTGATGATATAGATTCTTACATAAACAGCATTACTCCTAAGCGTACAATATATGATTATTACTATCTCCCGATAGCTATATTCATATTTAAGAATCTAATTGAGCAAATAAAGAATATTTACAACTTCAATAATTAAGGATTAATGTTCTTATGTTTTCTAAAATTTTGAGTGAAATTAATGAAGAACCAGCGGATCTGACACATAAATCAGAAATTATGGAACTTCTTAATGACGATTATGCAGAAGCTGAATTTTTTGCAAAGCTTCATTCAAATTCAGAACTTACTGATGAGATGATTGAGTCTCTAGAGTCTGAATTTGAAGCTTTGGATATCAATTCAGAAGCAAGGCTTTAAACTTATAACAAAAAGGTAATATTATGAAGAATCTCTTTAATGAAGATGATTTCAATTCCCTCTTCGAATCCTCTGTGATTGACTCTGAAGGCAAGGGTCCTAAGAACAACACCAAGACTCCGGACGTTGGTGCTACTAAGGGCATGCAGTCTGACTTTGACAGCATGTTTGATGACCTCTTCAGCGACGCTGAAATGGGTGATGACCAGTCTGCTCCTGTTGCAAAGCAGCCGGATACTGGTGCTGCTGGTGGCTCTGTTGATCCTGAAGGTGACGATAAGGGTAAGCAGGGTATTGAACCTCCGACTAAGAGCGAATGGGATTCTCTCTTTGAAACGGCTGGTGAAACTGACGATGCTGGTTCTAGTGCTGAAGGTAGTGTCGCCGATACTGAACTCGAAAAGAAGAAATGCCATGGTAAGGGCAAGAAGCTGAAATCTGACTTCGAATCTCTCTTTGAAGGTGACGAAGATCCGATCGATGCTGGCTCTGTTGATGATGGCGACAATTCTGCCGATTTCGAAGGTGAAGATACTGAATCTAGCGAATTTGTTGACTTGATGTCTGATGTCGCTGATTTTGATATCACTGGTTTCTAATCAACAATTTTAATAAGTGACTAAGGCATCTTAGTCACTTATTACACCACAACAAGGAAAAATTATGATTCACATTTCTATCGATTATACAGGGATCATTCCTGGTCTTGGACGTGGTCCGTTTACAAATATTGCTATTTCTAATACCGTCTATGCTCGTTTAAAAGCTATTGGATATCCTCTTAAGGTTCTTAGCTCTGATAAAATTATTCGCAATACGGTAAAGAAACCTGCTGCTCCTGTGGTACAGCCAGTCGTAGCTAAACCAGCAACACCTGCAACAGAAAAAGGTACAGCTAAGGTTGATGTTGACGTTGTGATGTCTGCACCAGTGGATTCTGTTCCGATTACAGTTGAAGTAAAGAAGACGGAAGAACCTGAAATTAATACTTGCGGATATTGCGAAGTTGTTGAAGAAACTCCAGTTGAAGCTACAAAGCAGGTTGCTAAAGAAGACCTTGATGGTATGACTAAAGAAGAGCTAGATGAACTCTTGAATAAGTATACTACTGAAAGACCGTCTAGATATGGTAAGCCTTGGCTTATCAAGATGCTTAAGACATACATTTAAAAAAAAAAATACCCATAGCAATGCTATGGGTATAATTTATCTCTGTGGGATCTTAGACAAATCTGGTTTATAGGGATCTTTATCTAGAGACATTCTTCCATTATTTTTACGATCACAATACCAAAGCATTGTGTTAATCATAATCTTGGAAGATGTGTATAAGTCAAAGTCCTTTATAAATGCACAAAGTTGCATCATCGTATCGAAGGATACAAATCCAGACTTATTTGGATCATTAATCATCATCATACATCCAAGTTCTTGAGTGCCGTTGTCAAGTTCTCGAATGTGTGGCATGATAGCTATAGATTTATTTCCAATCAAATTCTCAAGTTTATAACCATGTTTATAATTTGGGTCAACTCCATATGCTTGATTTGCTTCATTATATACAAGAGCCTGATCCAAGAATTCGCGAATTTCCTGAAATCCTTCTTTAAGAGTGGCTAAATGTAAATACGAAGCCATCACATTTTCATACTCGTTTCCATTATTATACTTAAACACGATATATTCACTTGAGGAGAATTTCAGATTCCATCCATCCTTACGTTTAAATTCATAAAACAAAGAATGTTTTTCGTCTTCTGTTCTCACCATTAATTCTATAGAGATGGAACTCTTAGGGAGAACTACCAATGTTTCCGTAACTACACTTGGCAGTCCACTCATTTCTTAGCGTTCCTTTCTCTGAAAATAATTCTTCCACGAGTCAAGTCATAAGGACTGACTTCTACAAGGATAGAATCACCGGGAATGGTTCTGATAAAATTCTTACGCATCTTTCCTGCTAAGTAAGCTTGAGTAAGAATACCATTACCGAGACGGATTTTAAAGAAGAATCCGTTAACTTCTTCGACTATGCCTTCAAGGACTATACCTTTTTCTTTGGCCATCTTTTAACCTTTTTAGAAAGTTTTCATACATTGATTTAAGTTCTTCTAACATTTTAAAATCGTCCATAGCACTTTTTATACTTAGTAGTATAAGAATATTTGGACTTGTACAATGACTCTTTACTATTTCTTTTAGTGCATTCTTATATTGTGTCTTACTAGATTTAGAGATAACATCCCATGCACATTCTCGTACAGTTCTGAATTCACCTTCTCGAAATATCTTATCATAATCTATCGATTGATGTTCTGTCTCTTGAGGTTGTTCTACCATAAAATTCCTTCACAACAATAAGAATATCTATATTCTTTATTGTATTAGTAAAATGATTACGACAATCTCTTAAAATTAATCTATTTTCAAATTGATGAGGAATATCTTTTAAGTATCTCTTTACTAATGCTTCTCGTCTCTTATGATGCATGTCCACTATAAAGATATCGTTTATACCCATATTAATGCACATGCGCTCACCATAATCTAACCAAGCAAATTCATCTATCATTAGCAACTTCCTTGATTGCTATTATAATATCTTTGTATTCTATGGTACCATATTTTAAGCCTTCTTTAATGCATTCTATAATATGCTCTTTGTTATAGGTAGAAGCTTTTATATCAGTTGCTGCCCATAAATCTGATTTTATGGTTGTTAAACCAGTATTAGGTTCCCAGCCACCAGTTAGGAAAGACGGTCTTTCATTACCAGTTAGGAAAGTTAGCCCTTCATGATTACCAAAGAATAAGTCATCATTTCCCATCTTCTTTACCTATTTTTGAAAAGACCATTAATACATCTTTAGAAGTAATCTTTCCCTGTTTTATGGCTTCTTCTATAAGTTTCAATACTGAATCTTTATCTAATTCTATAACTCTGTAATTATTATGATCATCACAACCTACGACTGTAGTAACAGATATTCCATCTGGAGTTTTAACTGGATGACTTAATTCTCCAATATACCTGTCACTCCATGCACTAAGAGGATTAGACGGAGTGGAAGAATATATTCGATTATTCCTATTAATTCTCCTGTTATGCATTCTCCCTATTGCATCAACATAATTATCTGCTCTGGATCTTAAAGCTTCATAAGCTCTTGTACGCCAATCTTCTAAATCATCATCTCTAGCTATCGTCATGTTTTACCTCATTAAATAGCATTAAAATGTCTTTAGATGTAATTAAGCCCTTTTCAATAGCTTTCTTAATTAAATCTAACATTAAAGGTTTACTATCCAATGGGGTAAGTTGTCGAATATAAGATTTTCCCATAGTATTAAAATCTCTCCATAGTCCAGATGCATCTACGCTTCTATTTTCTGGATTTATGGAAATATCTGGTCTAATTGTATCACTATAATCAAAGTCTGCAACTTCTGCGACTTCATCTAAAGAGTCTACAAATTCTGCGACTTCTGCCTCAGAAATATCGGCACCGACATAATTTGTATCTACTCTACTAGAAATGCCAGTATCTTCTGGCCTTAGTCTAGCACTAATTGCGTCAATCGTATTACGGATTGCTCGATTCCTTTCTTCTGTTGTCATATGAAATCTCGATATTTAATATAAAAAAATAAAGGCCACCGTGAAGATGACCATTTATTTTGAAGCTACTATACTGCGGCAGCTTTTTTGTGTCCTGTACCGAGATTGCCAACAATATAAAGCAAGCTACCTAAGCCACTTTTAGAATTTTTGAACTTGTTAAGATCAAGCTTTCCAGAAGATTCCTTAGAAGATTTAGTCTTGGTTTTTGCCTTTGACTTAGTCTTCGCTTTTGCTTTGGTAGTTGTTTTAGCTTTGGTTTTCTTGGTTTGTTTGACAGTTTTAGTATTAGACATAGTTATCTCCTTTAATGTCACATATTAATATAATAATTTTTATTCAAAATTTGCAGTTTGAAATAACCTATAATTGAATATCTTAAACTGTTATTCAAAATAAACAAAAGGATTACATATATGTATCTCGATCATTTAAACTTTAAGTCCAATGCTGCTACTGCGGCTGTTGAATCTGTGTCTTTCATGGACTGCATGGAAGCTGCTCTTGAATGCACTGAAATTCATTCTTCCGCTGCTGCCTATCTTATCAAGGCTGAAGCTGAATATCTTTCTATGGGTTCTGAAGGCGAAGCTCTTGAAGGCTTCTGGGCTAAGATCAAGACTGTTATCCGTAAGCTTTGGGAAACTGTCAAGAATCTTGCCGTTAAGGTCTACACTTTCGTGACTGGTCTTCCTGCTAAGATTGGTCGTGCTTTTGGTAAGCTTTCTATTGCTCACAAGGCTGACAATATTAAGAAAGACTTTGCTGAAGCTAAGAAGGGTGCTAAGATTGACGAAGCTGAACGTAAGGGTGTGAAGTTCCTTGACATCTCCAAGTTCGACTCTCAGCTTAAGATGCTTGCTGCCTATGATGGCGTTGATGAAGATGTTGGTCAGGGCAAGGGCATCGATGCCGAACGTGCTAAGAATGCTAAGCTCCGTAACCAGATTAAGGAAGCTATCGGTAATAAGAATTCTAGCGTTTGGGTTTCTGTGAAGAAGCTTGATGATGCTAAGATTAACGAAGCTTTTGAAGCTGCTAAGGGCAAGGGTACTGCTGGCGTCGTCGATAAGATGCTTAAGGACTATGCCAATGCTTCTAAGAAGGTTCAGTCTGATGCCGATAAGATTGCTAAGGGCTACGATGCTGCTTATAAGGCTAAGGATCAGGAAAAGGTTAAGAGCATTACTAAGGCTCTCAGTGCTGGTCGTGCCGCCCTTATCGAAAACGCCACTAATGCTAACTTCATGGCTTCTATTACCTTGAAGGTTAATGGCTCCGTTCTTTCTGCTATTCGTGCCACTATCGGTGCTTATAAGAAGGAAGAAAAGGAAAATAAGAAGTAATTTATACAATTATTTAAATGGCTGTACTTAGTACAGCCGTTTAATTTAATGGAGAAATTATGACAACGTATTATGAAATACTACTCGAAGCCATTAATGGTGCAGAGCAACTGAACGAAGCAAAAGTTCAAATAATTAAAGCTAAATCCGCAATGTTAGTATCTAATGAAAGCAACAACTACTACACATTGGCACAGGAAGGCGTTATAGACTCTGTTAAGAACTTCTTAAAGAAGGTTTGGGAATTCCTTTCTAATTTTATTTCTAAAGTAGCATCCTATATTAAAGACCTCTTTCTTAAGTTGCTAAGTAAAGCTAAGAAATTTTTCCTTAGTAAGAAAAAGAAGCGTAATGCTAAAGAATCCGCTGATATTCTTTCTTTGGAAAGCGACGGCGAAAAAGTCTATGCTATAGACTATAGACCTGTTATTGAAGTTGGTGAGAAATTAGCTCACGATGTCGATACATATAAAGGTTTTATCGAAGATATCTGTAAAGATCTTTATAGTGTTGCTGCTGAAATAGAAAAGAATAGAGCTAATGCATCCGAAATTCTTGAAAATCATCTTAAGAAATTTGACAATACTCCTATTGAACATGTTAAGACTCAAGTAAAAGCTACACTTGATAGATCTATAGAAGCAATGCGTATTGTCTATATACCTGAAGATGAATTCTATAAATTGAGTGAAGGTTATATAGATAAGCTTCAGAATTCTACCATGTATAAAGTTGTTCGTATATGCGACCAAGCTCAACGGGATCTAACCAGTGGTAGAAGTCGTACATTTAACGATATAGCCGAAAAATTCCCTGAACTTGTTGCACCTTATGCCGAAAGATATAAAAAGGCTGTAAGCAACCAGTTAAAAATGATAGGGGCATTCTGTAGATATATAGTATATATTACATCCAATCTCTATTGGAGAACTTGGAATAACGAAGAAGAAGCTAAGGAAGAAATCAAAAATCTTCGTGATAATGCTTTGGACAGCGTAAATTAAATAATTTAAATACCTTAAGGTTAAACCTTAAGGTATTTAAAATTTTTAAGCAGCTGCTCCAGCTTGACTTACATCTACTTTCTCTTCTTTTGGTTTAGCTTTGCCTTTCTTTTTAGCATCTTCAGGATTACTATTATCTGCATTGGTATTAGCTATCCATAATTTTAAGAAGGTATTGATAATCTTTAAGCGTGAGATATTAATCTTAATCATCTCAGATTGGAACATATTGGATAATTTTGTAGTATATCCCAGTAATTTATTTATAGCTTGATATCCTACTGCAAGATTACCTTTATTATTCGCATTATTTGCACTATTCTGCATGGTAGTAAATTTCTTAGATAATGCTGAAGCTTCTGTTCCAAATTTAGTTACAGCTGTTGTAAATGGTTTAGATACAGCTTCTGCTCTCCTGGCATCATTTACAGATGCAAACAAGCCTTGTACCAAAGGTAAAGAAGACTTTAAGTTATTAGAGAAGTATGAAGTCTGGAAAGTTTTACCCTTTACTTGCATTTTTTCAATGGCAGCTTTAAGGTTAGTTTCCATGAATGTATCTAATGCTTTAGTATCGACAGACACAGCATCAGAACCAGATTTATTCTTTATGGTATTTAGAGACGTATTACACTCATTTACTCCCTTCAAGAATACATCTATAATCTCTTTAGTCAATGGATTAGTAAAATCAGTTTCGGCTACTGTACCATTATAATAATCTTCATCGTATTTATAAAGATTTATATTGGACTTCATTGTATTTAAAGCACCTTCAACACCAGCCTTCTGGAGTTGTTCACCAATTTTTGAGTGAAGCACTGCAAACTTCTGAACCATATTCTTAGAGAAATTAATGAGATAATCGATTAATTTCTGAAGTCCTGCTTTCATTTTTCCGGCTAGGTTCTTAGCTTTCTCACTAATCGAAGTAGAATCAGCTTCACTTGCTAGTCTTTCGGCAGCCTTGAGCATTTCTAAGGTTGTAAGATATTCTCCATATCTTTCACAAAGCAATGTTGATTCTAACAAAAATTCTGAATACGATGATATAGAATTATTAAAATTTAATTCTTCTAGACTATTTTGAGGTAAATACATAAACTTTCCTTATTTTTATTAGACAATATATTGTCTAAAACTTTAATTATAAAAGGATAAATTGTTATGGAACGTTTTGAGTCTTTTTCGAAGATGAAAATACTGAAGTAGCTAACGAATTTGTTGCTGAATTATGGGAAAGTTCGTTAAATGGATGGCTCCTAATTATAAGAAGGGTCTCCAGAAGCTAAGAGATCGTGCCAAAGATGCTGACAATGTGACAGACATCAAGGATGTTCTTGCCGACGCTAAAAAGCTTCAGGATATTCTTGAATCTATCATTGATGACTCTCAGCATAGTTCTATGATGGTATCTTGGGGAACTGCTTGGCAAAGATTTAAGACCATTTGGCCTTTGATTCTTCCCGGCATAAATATTCCACTTTATATCACAAACTTTGCAAGTGCTATTAAGGAAAACACAAGAGATGCTCGTAAAGAAAAGACAGATATGGGCATGCCCGGTGACTTTGACTACTTGCAGAAGAGATTGTTCGAACTTGCTAAAGGCAGTATTGGCGATGTTAAGAAGCTCGTTAAGCTCCTTGAAGAAAAGCTTAAGAAAGCTGAAAAGGCTGAAAAATCTTCTAAGTAAAAAAAAAAAATAAAAGAAATCCAAAAGGATTTCTTTTATTTTCCAATTTCTCTAAGGATTAATAATCTGGCAATATCTTCTTTACTAAATGTGAAAAATTCTGGTGGGTACTTTGGTGCTATATTCTCTACATAATAAGATTCTAGCATTCTTGTATCTTCTATATTGTGTCTAAAGTTTCTCTTTAAATTTTCTAGTATTGGCTTTAGCAATACAACTGGAGAGCCTTCAGTAAGACCAATTCTAATATTGTAACCCATTTCAAGTCTTAAGCACGATCCTATGAAGTATTCATTGCTTTCAGCTCGAACTAGACCTTTTTGTATATCATAAAAACTGTATTTCTTTCCACAAAGGTCTATTTTTGTATCGATACCAATACAATCTGGATGACCATTGAAATTGGTAATATCTTCAATATACTCTAAAAATCTTTTTCTATGTCTTTCAGCCATAAGGACTGGAAAATCATTAATTTCATGATTCGCCACATCTATGTACTGCACAGGAGTTATGTAAAACTTATCTTTCATAGCTACCTATCTCCTTTATGATATCTAATTTCTGCAACGATGTCACCTTTGTATTTATACTTAACAGTGCTTCCCCAAGTAATTTCACGCAGGAGATACTTCTTAAGTACTTCCATAGCTTCGCCATAGCTAGTATAACTATTGTAAGCCCAACTTGCAAAGAATTTTACACTATGGTATTTAAAGAAGCCATGTTTTATATCAATCCAATAATTACCTTTATCATATACAATCTTGCATTTAATTTTTAGCAAGAAGAATCTTGCTATCATAAATGGAAATACTTGTGCATTTGTAAGTCTTAGAAATTTATCTTGTCCTACGACATAAAAATCTCCAACTTTATTGATATTAAAATACAGGAAAAGACCAAATATCCATAAGGCAAGAGCAAGCAATATACCAATTATTACCCAGTGCATTATGTCCTCCAATGGTCTTCATCATAATCAGAATTAATAGCTAGTGGATTTTCTCCACTAGCTTTATTTGCTTTCGTTAATTCTTCAGAGAGAACGAAATTGTCTCGCATACATTGCTCTAATGCTACTTTTTCTTCTGCATCAATAATAGGACAATGATACTTCCAATTAAGAACAACAGCAAATCTACCATCGGATTCTGGTGTTACTCCCATTATTTTATCAACTTGAAGAATTGCACCATCTTTACATTTAAAGAATACTGCATTGTTAAGCATAATGCTCCTTATGGTAAGAATCCATACTTCTTAAGTACTGGAAGGACATACTTACGTTTATCACGGAAATATTCAAACCATGTACCTATGGCATCAAGAGGACTTTGAGGTTTGCTAAATGCACTGGCTTCCCAGTCACAAAGAGCTTCCTTCCAGTCAACTGTTTCTGGATCTCTATTCTTGCAATGATGTTTCTTGAGTTTGTGTACACGATTCACTTCACAATAAGGAATACCAAGCGTAAGCTTGATAGGCTTATCCAGATCGTGAAATGGATAGATCTTGTGGAACTTTGTGATAGCATAGTACTGAACAGCTACCCAATGATAGAACCAATAAATCCAGCACAATCCCCATTTGGATTTCCAAGACTCAGGCACAGGAATGTACGTTTTCTTTGTGCATTTATGACAGAAGGTATGCATCCAGAAGGATGTGCTTTTACCTTGACTTCTATACTGTTCTCTCAAATCTTGAAGAGCTTCAGTTTCAGTTAAACCAAAGCCATATTCTACAATACTTCTATCAGAATCCTGTTCGCCTTTAACGATATAAAGCTTCATTTTTAATCCTTGAGCTTAGAGTGAAACAACTTCTTTTTCTTCATTGATTTCTTTTTCTTCTACTTTCTTTAGCATCTTTGCTTTATCTAATTTTACTAAATGCTTATATGCAGATCTACTGCAATCCCTCGCTCCTTTTACAGAACAAGTTAGTCTAATAGCACTATGTAAGTCATGGATATTCATACCCATTTCTTTAAATACTTCATCACCATCATCTCGCTTATTAAATTCTTTCAATAAGTGTCTCAATTTGTGATCACGACGATCTTTGTTAGTGTTTTGCATCATTTACCTATATAGTTGCTAATTTTAATATAAAAAAGAAAGAACCCTTGCGGATTCTTTCCTTAGTACTATACGTACCATTTTATATCCCAACATTTCACGTCATAGAATATGAAATCTTTATAAGCTATTAACCAGAAATCTTTATCTATGACCTTCTGTAATTCTAACTTCTTAGTTTCTGGATTATATCCGTAAGCATGAATTTCCATATGTTCTGAATTCTTATCTTTTACTACTTCATAAAGATAGTGATTTACATCATACGGAAAGAAGTAACGGTTTTGCCAGCAACGATCATAGTTGATAAAGAAATCTTCGGCTAAAGCTCTTTCCATTATTATTCCTTGTCGTAGATATCTTTATACTTCTTGATAAGGACGTTTTCTAATCTGTTAAGTTCTTTATCAGATTTTTCAGTCTCTGTCATAATCTTCTGGAGATCTTCGACAGTCTTGATTTCAATTTCATAATACCCGAAGCCAGGATAGTCTTCTTCGTAGCATTTAGAAAGAGGTTCTCCAAATTTCTCAACAGGAAGATATCCGTGCCACCAGAGACCCGGACAGCCGAACTGGTAGTAGAATTCGTTGAAGTCAAAGTGATGAGATAACCAGCAGATAGCCTTATGAGCTACACCGTTAGTTACATCGTTTACGATAATCTTCTTGTAGAACTGCTTAAAGAATTTATCGAGATCTTTCCATTTAAAGGATTTAGGTTGTTTCATTATTATTTACCTCTATAGACATAGAAAAAGGTTTCTTTAAATTATTTTTAATAGTAAGTTTTTCCCAAAGTCGCTCAAGTGATTTATAACGCTGTTTACTACTTTGGTATTCATATTCATAGCAATGACTATCAGCTGTTAATTTATTTTGATAATCCATAACTAAGTCATTTTCCATATGATAATTTGGTTCTGTAAACCCGTATATAGAGTTTGCAAGTAACTGCCTGAGTTTTTGCACCATCCTTCGTGCATGTACTTCATTTAAGCTTGAGCTTGAGATTCTATCGCTATTTGAATAAATTCTAGCCGATTCAGATGCATCTACTGAATCATTGTTATCAATATCCGTAGGTAAATAAATTCCGGGGCTTATCATATTAATCCTGCGGATAAAGTGCGCCAACATGATCCAAAGATACGATCATTTCTTTTTTACTATTTAGTAAGTCGCCACACGAATTACTTCCAATTACTTCAAATGTCAATAACCGTAAAGGTAAATTAATATGAATCAATTTTCCAGTTACAGTGTAACCTTTGTTAAACTGACCATGAAATTTATAAATTTTTCCTACTTGTAGCATATTATCCTTAATGAGTTATAAAGTATTTTATAATTAGATAAATTATATATCCGATCTTATAAATCAAGACACAGCTCATCACAATGGCTAAAAGCAGTAGGAGTGCTCCTACTGCATAGCTCATGAAGGTCTTAAATTTATACCACGGCGTTCTCTTTAATTTTCTTCTATAAGCTTCTTCTCTAGCCTTTCTTATTTTCTTCAAAGCTCTAAGGTGTCGCTTATATGCCTTAGTTCCGTGCTTTGTTTTCATATTCTTTTAAAATCTCAATAAGTTCTTCTTCCGTATAGAATGTCTTATCCGTAGGATTAAGACTTCTGCAATTATGTTCATCAATCATGCTAGGTTCCCAAGTATCCAGAACAAATCCGGGAATTCCAACATAATAGCGAATTATAGTTGGCAAAAACAGAAACTTGTCAAAGTAAATAGCCCAGTAGAACTGTTTACGTGGCATAGAATCTTTAATCCAATCAGCTGTATGTGGATCTATAGCCTTTGCAATCAACTTTTGTTTTCTGAATCCATGCTTCTTTAGGATCTTAGAAGCTTTCTTTAAAGTTAGTCTAGCCATTATATTACCTTCTTATTTACAGTATTTAAAATGTCACCTAATGTCCGCCATTCTTCTGCATCGTCATCGAAAATCTCAATTTCGAATTCATCTTCTACTTTCATTACAAGCTCTACAATATCTAGCGAGTCCATACCTAAATCTTCTTGAAGTTTAGAACTTCTATCGAACTCTACGCCTTTATCGATTTCAAAACAGGTAAGGTCTAGTTTAATGATATCAATAATCTTATCTAGTATTATATCATCATGCTTTTTATTTCTTTCATCAATGTCTTTCTGGTCATCTACAAGACTTGTAGTAACATTATGAATATGATCTTTCAATGAAACTGAAAGTTTATTTAATTCTAGGACTAAATCCTGATTGGATACAGTACTATCAACGTCGAACTCAATGTGATAATGACTCATGAGCACTCCTTGTATATCTTAAAATATTTTCCAAAGTTTCAGCAATGCGTTCAGAAATGAAGTCTGATTTATATGCCAACGGCATCCACTTATACATATCTTCTATAGGTTCCTTACCTACAGGTATGTAAGCAAATATTCTGCTATCTACAAAATTTAGAGGCATGCCAATATTCTTATTCATACACTTAAGAAATATATTTGGGGCATCATCTAATTTAAAATCACTTTCAGCACGGACATATATTTCAGAAAGTATCCAATTACTATCGTAACCGCTTGGAATAGAACCTTTCCCATAGCAACGTGAAAGATTCGTTCTACCATCTACATATAGCTCCGAATAAAATCCAGCACTGTATTTATGTACATTATACTTCAAACCTATAGGTTTTATCTCATAATGTTTGTATGATGGACTAGATACATTTTTTACTGTACAATTATCTAAAATACTGTTGTGAATCGAATTTAAAAGAAATAAATACCGATTTCCATACATAAAATTTCCTTTGCAAATTTATCTCTTTATAATATAAAAAAATAAAACCACATCTAGAGATGTGGTTCTATTTTGCTAAGGTTGTTGGCCACTTAGCAGGATCATAGCATCATACTTATGATTTCGATGCTTATGAGAGGAAGCTTTTCCACGCTTCCAATTTAACCTATGTTTTCCTTTTGAATTGTCAAAAACTCTCCAAGCAGTGATGCAAACTTCATCGTTAAATCTCGGATGAAGATCCCATACACAGCAGATTGGAAGAATCTTCTGTAGTCTTTGTTTGCGAGATGAATCCAGTTTTTCCAGTATGTCATCTGGAATGAATTCATATCTTAGTAAGTAACGATTTTTGTTGTTAAGTCTTTGTCCGTATAATCTTGCTAATTTGCACATGTCATTGTCGATACTTCGTTCAATGCATCTGTCAATAGCATGATCTGTAAGAACTTGTTTTTTATGCATTCACTTTTGACTCCTCTTCTGAAAGTTTTAACATGGTACTAATAAATGGGTTAGAATATATAAGTATAATAATCACAGCTTCTATTACACGATCATAATCGTCCTCAAGTTCTTTTGAACTACCGTAGTAACATTCGGCATCAACCTTCGTGAGACGTAAGAATATACCTGTAATATATTTATCTTTAGCGCACATAAGCATCCGATACATATAATTTCCGGCTTTTGTTAACTCAAACTTCTTAGTATTCTCATTATATTTGCTACATTTAGTATCTATAATAGCTTTTATATAATTCTCTATTGCATATGCTCTTTGCGTACTTCTACGTTCATATATACCATCTTCATACATTTTATCTCCTTTGAAAATGCCATATTTAATATATGAAAAAAAAAAATCCCAGCCGAAGCTGGGGTTGATTTTCAGGCTTATTATTTAACGTCGTATCCTGTGTACGACGGACTCCGAAGACCTATAGAGCGTCAACCTATAGGCTCTACCTAATTCTCGCACGGCTTATCCATTGGGAGCGCTGTTCCCGGACATCACGTTCATGCGTATCAAAGGTAGCCCTTCAACCTATTAGCCGATGGTCACCTTCAGCCACTTGAAGGAGAATCCTTCAGGAAGGGTCGTAGAACCTTCTGGGAGTCTTCCACCCTGCAGCTGTGCTACCACAACTTCATCGCCAGCATTGAGCGAAACGTTTACACGCTTGCATTCAACGCCGATGACCGCTGCGGTATCAGGATGACCAACAGCCGATTCCATTGCAGAGAGTTCTTCTGCGGTAGGAGCAGCGATTTCTTCAATCATGACCTTTGCCGGGAAGGACTTCAGCATCTGGAGGCTGAAGGCATTACAAATGTACTTAGACATAAGTACTCCTGTAATGAGAGTTGCCAGTCGATGGACTGGTACAGTTTCGGGGCCGCCGATTAGACGGTGTTGCACCCTAGAATATCTCTTTTTCGACCTCAGCAGATATTCTGATTAATACTGAGCATAGTCGCCTATGAACACATGGCGGATTAGAGTCCGAGGATGTATTCGAGGGCGGCGCTGTAGCTATCGGCGTAAACGACGACGAAGCTGCCGGTGCTGAGTACGAAGTGGTATTCGATCATGATGGATCCTCCATATCAGTCTTTTAAGTGAACTTTGCCTGCCACTTTTAGGCTGGTAGTACTGCTACCATTAAGATAAGACACTTTTGTCTATCTAGTATAAAATACGTTGTAGATACCAACTACAACGGAAAATATACCTAATATTCTTTCATGGTATATCTCCTGTTCCTGTGACAACATTATCACAGTGCCTTTGTATCGGCATATCTTAATATAACTCTAGGCTATAAAAAAATACGGAAAAAAAAAATACTTGAGAGTTTCCTCTCAAGTATCTTAACACCAACCTAAGTCGTAGACATCATCAATATTCTCTTTCTTCCAAACTTGGAATGCTTTCAATATATCGTCATACCTAGGAACTATTCCCATAAAATGAGAAGCTCTCTTAGGCTGTCTATACATATCAAATATAAATGCATGTAAAAATTCTTCTTTATATATTACACTTAACTCGTTAAAACTATTAGCTATTGGCTTACACATATCGATAGGATTTCCGTGTGAATCAGTCCACGTCCAGAAACCACTAGGATCTTGTTTAGCACTAAATGAAAAAGATTTCTTTAATGTAAGATCTGCAAGATTAGGAATTCCTGCCAGATCGTTGTCATCATCGTCATCATCACTAATCATAAGACCTCCTTCTGTATTTAATATAATTATATTAAATTATAGAATTTATAAGGAAAACCTATATGGAAATACTAATTGGCAAAATTGTCTTAGCAATTCTAATTGGCTTATTAGTCACGTTAATTGCATATTTAATTAATATTAATCATGTAAAATGCTTGGGGTGTGCTGCGAAACCTTGTCCGTTTCACATTGTAGCATTTATATTGCATAAGTTTTATAAACCTTATCGTCATATATATGTAGGCTATAAATTATCTAAGCTTGATCCAGACCTTCGTGCTTTATATGTTAGGTATATGATTTTAAATCATGTTCCTCTAGATGATTTTGAAGAATCTATGTACCGAAAATTCAAGAAGAGAATAAAATGAAATACATGCGTACCTTTTTCTACTTAGATAAATTTATTAAAGAATTTGCTAAGCATGATGGAATTGTTACAGAAATAAGTAATTATAAAACTCATATCCAAATGAAGTTTCTTGATAAGATAATCGTTCAGATAATCTTTGATTATGCATACGTGCAAATAAATTTTAGTATAACAGATGAAGAGTTAACAAAATGCTTTTATGAAAAATGTATAGGATTCAAACCTGGTTGTGGTAGTTACGGCTCATGGAAGATTTTTGAAGCAAAACTTTCATACGATAACGTATGTATAGGAGATGTTCTAGACCAAAGATTTGCAGCAAATAGATATCTTGCAATAAATGGTATAGGACGATTGCTAAAAAAGAAAGATATAGTATTATCTAAATTTTCATTTTATATTGGTAGTCTTGACAATTATACCAAGAAAGTTTATAACTTTGCTTGGAAAGCAATAGGTGAAGAAAAGACAGGCTATTTAAAGCCTGAAGATTTCTTCATTGATAATTATCTCGTAAAGATGATAAATCCTATGTGGCTAAATTATGCTAAAGCATTATGATAATTCACTTCTTACCTTAGCTGTCACTTTACACAAATTGCTATTAGCTTTTCATAAGGCTAAAAAGAATTTTGTAACAGATAGCCAAGAGCATTACATTTATGCTAATAATGCTACCCTAATTATTCGTACAAGAGATATAAGCAAAAGTAGGGCAGAATCAGAATATTCATGTGTAGAATTTATGGTAAGAGCTGAATCTGAAAGTTTCGTACAGCTTTTATTTGAAAGTCTATATGAAATGCGTATTCCTAATAATGATGGTGATACTTGCTTCGGATGCTGGTACTTATGCGACATATGCCTTAATTTAAATTATAAGCATATGTTAGAGACGAACTTTGACTTTTCAAGTGGTATCTTTCCGTATTTATTCAAAGATGCTATGGCTAAGTGGAGATTCATACATAAGAATAATCACTTTGCAGATATATACCTTTGTCCGAAAAGAGATAAATTATATTTAGATGCTATTATAATGGATAATAATCCATTTGATGATCCGAATGTATCAGAATTTAAATATAGTATAGATTCTAATGCTGTAACACTGGAAGAACCCGGTGGTAATTGGCAGTGGATCAGATTTGATAAAGACTCAACAAATCGTACAAGCGATTACTTTACTGCAAGCTATATACGCTTAGTAGATAAGTTAATCCCTCTAATACAATAAAGGAATAATATGTCTTGGTGGACTCAAATTCACGGTACGCTTACTCTAGAATCTTCAGAGGTCTTTACGTCTACTGAAGATCTAGAGAAGTATGCAAATTATGTAATTAAAGAGATTTATAAACGATCTGGTGAGATTACAGGCTCTGAAGGCCCTGCGACGATATTTGTCAATACATATCCTCACTCTACGAGCTATGGCCCGTTCGGTGCAGGATATAGCAAGGCATATCTTACATTTCATGGTTCATTAAGAGACCGAATCATAACCAGAACAGAAGCTGAACTCAGAAAGTTTTTAGATAGACTTCAGCACTACTTTAGAGTTGAGGATATCCTTATAAAGATTGATGACTATAAGTATAGTAAGATCTTTATGGATAAAGATTTCAATCTCTATCAGACTGAAATGATAAAGCTTCCATATAATTATGATGATGAGCCGGATCCTGAAACTAGCGATCCAGAAGTAGTCAAAAAGTATGAAGAAAAAGAAGAACAACAGTGGCGAATTCGTCATCTAAATTTTGAGAAGTATTTCAAATCTCTATTTGATGAAGACAAAATCAATAGATATAAATGGGTACTTGATCATATGAATCTAAGTGTCTTAGATGATATCTTAGGTGATGTTGATGCCATCGCTGATGTTGCAATTAGCAGAGATTACTTAGAAAGAAGAAAAGAAAGAAAAATGCCTATACCAAAGGAATTTGAAGAAGGATTAGAAGATGAGCGAAGCAGTGAAGAAGAAGCTGTTCTATAGATGCTTGTTCTGCCACATGGGTTTTGAATCCCAGACTGGTGTATATCATGATGCTACTTTCTTTGAAAGAGGATATCATGAAGACACCTGTCCTAAGTGTGGTTGTACAGCTAAGTCTATCGAATAAAATAAGTCCTGCCTAAGTGCAGGACTTTATTTTTTTATATTAAGATATGACAAATTGAGGAGATAATATGGCTGATAATGTTTTAGCTGACATTTTTCCTAAGATGGATGAGTTCATCTTTAGTGATGCAACAACAAGAATAATCTACTTATTTCTAAAAAATATTTGGAAAGAATTTTTTGTAAACCATCCAACAGATATTGCATTTTATTATAATCCGGGTACTTCTAGTAAAGATGGCATTAAAATGTATGTAAATACTACCAACGGCATTGCTATGAAATTTAAAATCATTCAATTTTCTGGTAATATCGTGGCTACCGTACCGTCACTAGAAGAATTTTATATTTATAAACCAGCATTTGAGAAAACACAGATTAAACCAGATGGATATCATCGTTATCTTAAGTATGATAAAAGTACACAAGAATTTTCAGTAGAATATTCAACAGACCTGAGATATACTAGAAATAGAGGCTATATCATTGAAGGTATGGCAGACCATAGATTTAGTATGGATCCTAACGTCTGGGAAAGATCTGACTTATACTTTAATGTAATATTTAAAAATATATGGACAGACGGAAGATCTGAATGGTCTTCACGGACAAGCCGAAGAATTCCATTTTATCATATCCTAACTATATTGCCACAAATAAAATCCTTAATTATTGAAGATACAGGTTTAATGCCCCATTTAAATTCAAGACTAGCAGACTCAATGCATTACAATGCATTGTAAAATATAGAAAGCTCGAAAGGGCTTTTTATTTTTTATATAAATAAGGCAAGAACTTCCAATTGTATAAAATTTAAGCAGGTCACCATGGCTAAGGATACGATTGGAAATGTTCATGCAGTTGTATCTGAAGATCCTAATAATCTTAGGTATGTAATCCCTTATAAAGAATATATAGTACATCTTCAAGATCAGATTAAGAGTTCAGATAGCGTTCTGCATGTTAGAGAGAGTGAGTTACAGAAGTGCCAAAATGAGGTTAGGGAGTTGGATAAGACATTATCATCGAATTCTATCTTACCGTCTCTAACGAATCCCTATGGCGTTCTGATAGTGGGAATAGTTGCCCTAGTAATTTTATTTGTATTAAACAGTAAGCGTACAATTAAGTTTGGAAAGGGCGACGTTAATGTAAGTATTGAGTCACAACAATCTTCGCATGAGGATAAAGACAAATGAACCCTTTTACCTTTCATAGATTACTTTCTATTATACTATTGAGTGGAATTTCTTTATATGCCGCACCTATGGAATACAAATCCCCGATATCATCTTCTAAAGATTCTATAGATGCAAATGTTGAGATTAAGAGCGTTACGGCTATAGCTAATACCTTGGTTGTAGCCAGTACCGATCTTACCAACCTCAACAAGAGCAAATTTAGTGTATATTATGATATCTCAAATCCGAGCATTAAAGCCGGAGTAAACTCTTTAAGTGATAGAAACCTTTGCGATATAGAAAAATTTAAAAAGTCTGCCGGAACCTTTACTTGTTCCAAAGATATATCATATACAATTATCTATGATCCTAAAAAGGCAGATATTTATGTAACTGATAATCCGCAGCTTTATATTTATGGTAAAAAGTTATTTGTGTATATAGGCGAACGGATTTCAGCTGACTCCATTCCTTTACAATTTATTATTGACGACAAGAAGCTTAAAATGGAAATTGATACAAAGAAACTCAAAGAACAAGGGTTCGTACCAGATCCATTGCTAAAAATTGAAAAATAAAAAAAATCATGTATCCTTGTGATACATGATTTTTTATCAAGATCCTAATGGTTCAAAATGTATATCCCACGGCTTGTAGAAATCCATCATGAACATCGTTGAATCTATAATTGCTGCATATATATCATACGCACCTTCACAGGATTCAAAGAGAGGAGTATAATTACCAAATTTTGATTGGAAATATTTATCTTCTCTAATCTTTATAGAATCTCCGTCATAATTTTTAGGACGATAATATCTTACGCCATTTAATGAAGGTGTAATATAATCACTATCGGATGGATAGTATCTAGGAATGCTCATTTCGCATGAATGTGAGAACACATTTGCTGAATATGAGTTCAATTTTGTTGGCAATGCTCCTTTAAGAAAGCAAAAGAATCCTGGTTCAAGACTCCTAGTCTTTAATTCTCTTCCAAGTAAGTTGTTAAATATAAAAGGAAGAATACTTAAAGGATAATCGCTATACTTATAATGCTCATATAAATGTATTGCTACGTCTTTAGGATTGTCACTTTTCCCTGCATAATAATCAATGACGTAATGAGACCCCTTTATCAGCGGCGTTGTAAGATAAAAGGAATAGTAAAGACTATCCCCGTTATCTCTATTAAAGAAGTGCATTAAGTCTACTTTATCAATTACTTCTTTTTTAATCTTATTATAGAGTTGATAGATTTTGTACTGCAAGACTAATAAGCTATTCATACTAAATCCATCGGCATACGTCTCCATATTTATCTCTTAGCTAACGAATACAGAACGTAAATAAACGCTAACGCCGCTAAGATTGGCGTAAAGCAATAAATCAATACGCCAAGACCGATAATCTGCCAAATTGAAAGATGGCTTATACCGATTTTACAAAATGTGAAGATAATTGCACAAATTGCTGCAATGCTCCAAATAGAAGGTATAATCATTTTATTTTAGCCTTTTAGGATGTAAATGACAATTGCAATGATGGCAATCACTGCCAAAGTTCCAATACAACCGCCATTATCGTTGGTGTGTTTTTCCATAATCTTCCTTATATGTCATTATAACTCTATTCTCAATTTCTTCTCTTAATTCTTTGGTAATCGGGCAAATTAGAAACCTAAATGATGTTGTCTCGTAGTCTAAATCTTGAGGAAAGGCTACAAATAAACCATTTTCTCCTTCTCTAATTTTGAGACCACGGATGAACAGAGCATCATTTATAGTTATCTGTGACATTGCCTTTACTTTAGGATCATCTCCCCGATAATCATAAATTTGAACTGATGTTACAGTAAGCTTATCGCTCATATTCTACCCTAAAAATCGTCCGCACATCGGACAATGATGTATCTGCTCACTTTCTCCATAAGCATGTGCTGGATAACCTTGAAGGTCTTCTCCAGTATATACCTCCGAAGTAATTACGAAACCTCGACCTGATGGTTCTATTCTGAATTTTACAGATCCATTGCCGCCGAAATTTTCTTCTGAATGACAATACTTACAGCCCTTATGTCTTGTAAGAAGATAGATAAGGCTACAAATAAAGCCAAATCCAAGGACTATAAATATTATAATTAATAGATTATTTGATATCATATATCCCCTATGCTATTAAATTTAGACTAGGCTTTTCTTCTGAGTATTCTCTTATATGGCATATAATTTGTTCTCTGCCATAAAAGAATACTCTAAAACTGCGTTCAGCATCATAAAGACGTATAAAATTCTTTGGATTCTTATTTGCGAAGTCTGCTATTAGCTGTGCAACCTTCTTATAAGATGATCTGGCAATGTGACCGTATGCTACATTAAAATCGTCATAGTATGAAGGTGTATTGGTATTGGTATTCCAAGTATTATCTTGCATGTTTTTGATTGCACGATAGTATTGATTTAATTCGGCTCTATGCCGTCTATTTAAACTTAAAATACCTTTGGCTATATCATAAAATACTTCAGCATTTAGGAAGCGGCTATCTCTTTTAGGTACAAATGTATACAATCCTTGGCTTTCATAAGCGTGATACATATACATGTGTGAAAGATAATGGAAGAATTGACTTCGCTTAAATTTATAAATCCTTTCGCCATCGCTATCATTATTAGCAATGACATAAGACATTGAACCTATAGACTTTAAGGTATCAAATGGTTCAAAATCATGATCCATAATATCAGAGCCTTGTATAATGACACCAGTATTAAATACAAAGCCACCATTACATAAATATGAGTAATAAGAATATCTAGGAGATTGCCTTATTCCAACTATTTTTGAATGATTTCCAAGCCCATCGCATACGTCAAGTCCAATTATATTCTTCTGCATAAACTCAGGAAGAGCAAAGGCTATCTCTATTCTTTTACTTTCTCTTTCCGATTCAGAATCTTCAGGCTCATCAAGATATACAGATATTTGACTGTTTCTTGTTGCTAACTCTTCTCCTGTATAAAATCTAAGGAAAAGATCCATCATTGTAGGTACGTCCATATAGTATATATCTAACGACGTAAGATTATGTCCAATTGCAGGGTTAACCAAGGATAATACTAATTCCCCACTTTTAAATGAAGCTTGTATATTTATGTATAAATTGAAATTTAGATCCGTGATCATATATCCTCGTATAAGCTTGCTTTATTTAATATATGTCTTTACTTTTATCCTACGGACTATATATTGAAAATTAAAGGATGTATTATGTTTCAAGATAGAATTGAAGAAAAATTTATACCTCTAGAATCCGCTATTGATAGCGGATTATTCGCTCTAGAAGCTGGTGAAGTTCCTGCTCCACAAGCTAGTGCTAGCGGAATTAAAGAGGTTAGTGTTAGAATTGCCGATGCTCTGAAGAATACTTGGACTAAAGTCATTGAAGCTGCAAAGAAGATGGCTCCATATGTCAAAGAATTCATGAAGAATCATTTTAGTAATTTTGGAAAGCGTATTGATGGCATGACAGCTAATGCTAAGACATATATTCAAAATAATGCTCAAAAGATTTCTCAGCTAGATAATGGCTTTCAAAATTTCTCTATGGCTGTAGATCAGAAAGTTCTAAAGTTGAAGGCCAATGGTATTGATATTAGTGCTATCTCTACAAGTGTCATTGCAAATTATTTTGAACCAAAACTTGCTTTAGCACATGACACTTCAAAGACAAGTAAAGTTATAGAAGGTAATTATCAGGTTGTATTTGATAAGGCAGCTTATCCCACAGGTAAGCCAGATCCAAAAGCTGAAAAAGTATCGGCTGAAATTACAAGATCTGAATGGGCTGAAGCTCGTGCAATCTATGGTAATGATGAAGTCAAGCGTATATTTGAAAAAGTACAACGCCCGGTAGAAAATTTCCAGAGAAAGTTAAATAATGATCTTACTGGATCCACTACTAAATTGGGCATGATGCTTTCCAAATGTACTGGTACTCAAGTTACAAGTAATGATAAAGCTGAGTTAAATAAAACTGGTACAGATACAAAAAAATTAACGCAGCTTGTAAAAGAGACTATGCAGTTTAGCGGCAGCTTATCTAATCTTATGATGCTAAAGTATAGATGGGCTGAAAACGTTATTAAGACTGGTGTAGCTAATCTTGGTGGTGAAAATCCTGAAGAGACTACGACTGAAACCAAGAATACTAAGAATGGTACTCAAACAACTAATACGACAACTAAGACTACTACGGTTTCGAGTGGAACATAGAAAAAAAAAAGAACCCGTGATTGCTCACGGGTTCCCAGGAGGATCCCCATCCTTCCCAAAGGAGACTTTACTTTGCTTCACGGATCTTTGCCATGAGCTGACCATAAGTCAAGCCCATAGCTTTAGCATCTTGCTTGTTAGCAAGGAATGCACCAAGACACATGCCCATGAAGGCTGCAAAGATCGTGACTTGACCTTCGTTAGATTTAATCCAATTAGCGGATTTCTTCACAGCGATTTTGGTCTTTGTAACGATGTTTTCAATCTTAGCCATAATGATAGCTCCTTAATAAGACTATGCCGTTACCACACGGCGTGGAATCAATAATGATTCATTTCATTATTGTGTCTTATTGCACAATTTAATATAATGCAGAGCGTAGAAATTTTACGGTAAAAAAAAAAAGATACTAGCCGAAGCTAGTATCTTTTTATTCAACGTTCTTAGCAATCTGTCGCTTAATAGTATTCTTGCGTGTATCAAAGTTATACTTAAGTTTGCTAATTCCTATTTCAAAGATATCATACACAGGATATACCTTATTCTCGTCTTTGCAACGAATTCTTCCTATCAACTGTGTAAGAAGGATATCTGATGTGTTGGATGTACATAGAATCATAGCATCTATCGAAGAGTCAATAGCGGAATTCAAACCTTTTTCAGTAGATAATACTATAGGCTTCTTTAACTCTTCAGATCTAACCTTTGGACGAATCATAGTCGTAAAGTTACCGACTTCATACTTCCCTTGATAATAGTCGAATATATCTTCCTTAAGGTTAGAAATCAATTCCAATGTACCAAGAATAATTGCTATGTGAGCTTCTGGATTCTCTGTCATAATCTCATCAATAGCATTTAAAATTCCTAGCTTCAAAGACTCATAGGCAGTCTTATTATTCATGACATAATCAGAATATGAAGCTAGTTTTACGCCCTTTTCAATGGTAAATTTTGTCTTCCATTTCTTGTCAATATCATCAGTCTTAAACGGTCGAGGGCGATAAGTTATAAACTTTTTGGTTTCTACGAAGTTATTGTTTGCAAATGATGCAAAGACAGGTATAATCTTGTAGAATAACTTCTTCTCACTTCTATCAGTCTTTCCAAGAGTAGCTGTAAGATAAAGTGTAAATTTTACCTTGGTATACATTGCAATCATAAATGCAGATAGCATTTCTAGATGAGCTTCATCAATGATATTTAAGCCTATTCCTAAAGCCTTATAAATCTCATCTATTCTTTTTTCGCCATCTGGTTTAGCTGCAATATTTGTAAATGTACGATGTACAGTAATGAATATCTTGTATTTATCTGCATTTTCAATAGCCTTTTCTACTGGATGACCATCGCCTATGATGCAGATTTCTTCTGGCTTAATATCAGTAAATTTTAAAATATCCTTCATCCAAGGAGTCTCTATCATTGTAAGCTTATGTACAAAGATATTGGTTTTAACTCCAAGTCTAGCCAGAGCCATAATTGCAAGATATGTCTTTCCTTCACCAACTGGTAGATTCAAGATCTTTATAGATTGATCAAAGTATTTACTACCATTAGGGAACATATAGTCTAATGCAGAATATTGAATTTCACTTCTTGGACTTGCATTGACTGTTACAGCTATTCTCTTAGGATTAATAGAATCAGAAATATAGACAGGCGCAGCACTATTCAAGGCTTCAGCTAATTCATTCACAACCTGTTTGCTTACAAACCTTGGGATAGATACTGCATTATGCCCATCTATAGTTCTGTTGACCATTCCTCGCCACAAAGGACAAGGATATGCAGCATAATCATCGTAGACCGTTAGAAGCTTACTCAGTCTGTTTAGGACTACAGCATTTGGATCTAGAATGTCTATTCTATTATTCCTTAAGATAATCTTTGATTGGAGGAATGGTTGAGTCATGCTACTTACCTTTATTAGATTCAGAAGCGGTAGTCATTTCCTTCGGATACTCCTTACGAGCATCATAGAATTCATTTGCTACCTGCATTTCATCATCTTCTTTCTTTTCTTTCTTAGTATTAGCCATATTACTTCCTTCTTCAGCTTTAAACTTGTCGATAATCATATTACAAAGTTTTATAGTCGAAGACATATCTAAAACATTGTGACTATCGACAGGTTTATTATTCGCTGAACTACTTCTTCTTGCCAGTCTTAGGACTAGATTTCTTAGGCTTAGGACTAGCTTTTGGAATATTTCTTTCAGGTTCTTCATCGTCATCATCGGAGCTGTTGAATGCATCTTTGATTACGTCTGCAAGAGCACCGAAAGCCTCTTTAAAGATGTAGCCACCTACTTCTTTGCCGAGGTCTTCAGCACGGTCTTCAATTTGTTTCTTTCTAGGCATAGTTTTCCTTAAACGAAAAGTCGGTCAAAGACACCAACCTTATGTTTCTTGTAAGTTCTTGGGTTGTTTAACTGCTTCTTAAGCTGTTCAAAGCTTATCGAAGTAGAAAGGTTAGGCTTCTGTATAATAGCCTGTGACACGCTTTTAACTTCAAGATCTATATCAAGATTAGGATCGCCAAACTCAGGTCTAGTTTCCGTATTAGCATCAAACACAAGGTTCGATAGAATTACTTCTGCATGAACGGACATAAGGTTGATCTTTGTTTCATCGAGTTTATCAATAAAGGATCCGAATATTCCGCAAATGTCATTGCCAAATCCATCGTGGTCTGATTTACTAATAAGTTCTGTAAGACTATTTAGAGCTGCATTGAGTTCTATGTTTTTAGTCTTGATCTTAAAGCATGGTTCATTCTGTTCTGGCTCAAACTTAATCGTCTGAGATTCATGAGCATACTTCTTGATTTGTGGTTCCATCAGGAATAACTTCTTAGGAGATACTATCTCTAAGCTTCTGCCTTTGTTTACCACATGAATGTGTTTGACATAAAGATCGCCTTCATCATCTTCAGTAACATCATTTACTTCGAAAGATATCTTAGATGTTTCAAGACATGGCATAATGCAATCTTTATCAACTTTGAATACAGCATCAAATTCTTCACCCCAATTAATCTTAGGTGTTCTTGCACTTAACAGATGCTTTGCACTCAAAAGTCTCTGAGTCAACGGGTTGGTCAACAGTAACACAGCAACCATACCCACATGATATCCATCAACAATGTTGGAAAGTTTTCCATAACATCTCTTACAGATACCAGTCTTGCAATTGCAAGTTATAGGAGAGTAAATATCAATCTGCTTTCCTACAAGTTCTTCTTCGTCGCATGCTTCAATAACATGCCCATTTTCCATAACTCTGCCTATAAGTCTCTTGAATGTGTCCTTAGACTTAACTTCAATAGGCATAGTATACTTTGTGTCGCAGTATTCTTCATTAGACAATACAGAATCTAGACACAGAAGTGAAAGTTGTTTGGTAAGATAACCACTTTGCTTAACTTGGTTGTGCGAAATAATCAAAGCCTTTCTTGCACCGATTGCACAAGAATATAGATCCTGTCTATTTCTCAATCCACGAATAAAGGATGTATTAATAGGTTCAGGAATAATCGCACCTTCAAGGTCTGGTTTAAGTCCAATCGTAATAATAGACTGACCAAGCTGTCTTGTACTAACAGCATTTCCACGAATAAGTTCTCTGTATACAGATGGAACTGTAGAGAGGAACTTCATAGCTGCATCGATCTTAGAGTTTACTAAAACTTCGATCTCATTGAAGTCCAATCCTTCTGGAATTTCAAAATGCAGCAATTCATCAAATTCTTTGTGCTCTTTTGCCATTCTGCCTAATTCATAAAGATTGACGGTCGATCCATGAATATAGACAATTCTAGCCATATCATCAGTAAGCTTAGTAATACTATCTGCAACACCTAGCTTAAGTGTTCCAATATCACTATTCTTTTCTTCATAGATTCTACTGATGTTGTCGATATACGCATTTAAGTCCGTAGACTCTCTAGATTCAAAGAAATATGCAAGCTGAATCTTGATATTGGCATTTTCCAATATGCGTAAAAAGTATCCTGATACAAGCATCTGTCCTAAAGTAAATTTCTTAGAATGTTTACCTTGATGAACAGTACAGATTTCATCCTTGCGTCGAGAAAAATCGCCCGGATTTAATAAATACTTCCTTAAATTCTCTAGATACTTAGCGATGGTGTCTTCAGCCGAAGCACTATCATTCAGTTTATCTAGCCATAGTTCGTTTATCACTATTCATTTCTCCTATTTGGATACTTTTATTTAATATAATCATGTATTAGTTAAAATTGTAGGATTTACTACTCTTAAGAACTAGTAGTAATACCCGTAGTCTTCACTATCTTCAGCATGATCCCAAATGAAGTTAACCATACTTCCTTTAGTTGGGCTAGCTTTAATATCTTTGACTTTTGCCATAAAACATGTGTCGTGATCAGCTTCATAAGTCGTAGGTAGCTTTACAATTACAGATTCATCATCAGCCATATCCTTAATAATTTTATTAAGACCAAAAATCCAAGCTAATGAACCTTGTCCAAGCATTACAAGACGATATTTATAATTTTTTTCGAGATATTCTCTAAGCCTTGGTAAGCTTTCATATTTGTAATCGTCATCCTCATCGCAATAGAATACAAATATATCTATCTTACGCTGTTCATCTTTAAATACATATTTGGGGCTTAATGTAAAGCTATTAAACGGTGCCATATCCCAAAGGATATAGACTGCATCTTCGTTAATGCCATTGAATTCTCCAACTTTAAGCTGAGTAAAGTATGGATCATTTCCACGAATCAAGTCAAGATACACATGTTGACCTCTCATAAATTCATTATGTGAAGCTGGGCTGTTATTTATCTTAGCATCTTTTGTAGACAATCTGGTAACTTCACCCTTAAATAATGCAATAAGTTCATCTTCAGTAAAGTTACGTGCCATAGTTTCAATAATAACTTCATTGGCTTGAACTTCATGCTTATAATCTTGATAATATATCATAGATTCAGGGTCATTACGTACATTACCTTCCTGATCCCAATATACAAGATTGTCTTGTTCATCTTTAGAAAGGTCAGGCGTATACTTAAAGAATGCCCCATAAGTACCATTAAAGTTAGAATTTCCTATTTCTACTTCTATATCTTCGTCATTAACGATTCTAGCTTTATTGTCATCAAGAAATCCCTTAGCATTGATTTCATTTAAACTGACAATACTATAATTGGCATATTTGTGCATATAATCTCCTTGATTTAGAATATGCCATTTATAATATAAAAAATAAAGATAGAGCAAACGCTCTATCTTTATTAATAAGCAATTAAGCTTCAGCTTCATTACCCACGTTTTCAGTCTGGAGACACTGAATAGAGGCGAAGCTACTAAGCACACTGGCAGCATAGTCGAGAACGCCAGCACCAAACCAACGGTCTGCTGCAAAGCTCTGTTCGACCTGAACAGCTTCCTGCGTACCCTGAGAATAGTTAAGATGGTTTCTCTGAATCTTAAGCGGCATGACATTGGTGTAATAAGTCGCATCTTCAATATCGAGCGAGATATCACGAGCCTGAGTGCCAACCTTACCAGCAGACGGCTTTAGAACAACATAAAGCAATTCGCCAGTATGATTACGAGCAGAGTAGTCAACACCATGTTCAGCACAATACGGAGCATAACCAGAGTGAGGGTCACGGATGGACGATACCCAGTAGTTATAAGCACCTGTCACTGGAGAACCAGAGAATTCATTGTGAGACATTGTGAAGCCAGTACCCTTAGAACCCATAATGCCAGCAAACTGAGATTCATTAGAGGTGAAACCTACCTGTACAGACACAGGAGAGATTTCAATATCATCGTTACCTTGGAAGGACTTGAGATTCTTTTCAGTAATCCCAGCGAACCACGGGAACTTTTCTCTAAACCAATCAGGTAAGACAATCCACTTAATAAAAGCAAAGCCATTAACAAGCGGATCCATCGGGAGGGTCTTCGTATTGAAAGAACCCGTATAGAAAGTACCAGTATCTACGTTTTCGGTATTAGCCACAGCGAAAGTCTGCCCGGAAGCTGCCACACGAGTAAGACCGAAAAGAGTACCTTTTCCTAAAGATGTAGGCATAAATTTTCCTTGTTTGAAAAGTTAAAGAAGGGGATAGGATCAGGATCTCTCAAGATCCTATCCCCAATTTCCGTTCAGATTAGCTAGCTCTGTTCACGACAAATTCGAACACAAAGCGTTCCATGATGTCAGTGAAGGCCAAATCAACCTTAACTCTACAGATCTTCTGCTGTCTATCATAAGCAGAGGCAGAGACAACCGGGCTGATGTAATCATAACCACCAGCAAGCACCTTATTGTTAGCAATATTGTTAAGGGCTTCTTGGAGATGACCACGGATGTCATCAGTAGAGAATTCCATACGATAGTTTCTAGCAGTCTGTTCCATCTGTCTCTTAAGCTTCAGAAGCGAACGAACCGCATGAATCATAGACAACGGAGAAGTAATCTTCTGGGAAGTATTTTCCGTAGCGAACATAGTCGCCTGAGTGTCTTGTTCAATGTAGTTGATCTGATTCTTATACAGTTCAGTCTTTTCAGGTTCAGTCGGGAGCCAAGAGACATCACGGAAGCCCGCAATTGTACCACGGCGAGGACCAACGAAGTTATAGATTTCTGTATAAGCAGCATCGTTCTGAGGAATCTTAGTAGCAAGGAAGAAAGTCGGCGTAACACGCACGGGCTTACCAGTCCATTCGTCATTGATTCCAAGAGTCTGAGAGAAGATAGACGTAAAGTAAGTATTATACTGCATCTGATCTTTACGCTTAGCCACAGCCTGAGAAGCGTTAGCGCAATCATGGTTCATGTCAAGAATAGTGATGCAATCACCTCTTGTCAGAGCAGCAAGATCGCTCATAGCGTCCTTAACTGTGATATCATAGTTAGCGTCCATCATGATATCGAACACGCAAGTCTGAGTATTCGTCACGAGAGGATCAGTAGTACCATTATAAGCACGAGTAAGAGCCTGTGTCAAAGTAGCAGTCGTAACTGTTTCATCTGTATCAGGATCAATCGTTTCATAACCCCATCCGTGACCTCTGGTACCGCCAGCGAGATAGAACACAGCGTTCGTATCAACGGTCTGATAGTAGAATTCAGAGACGAAAGGATCATTGTAAATAACTTCACCAGTGCTATCATTCAAAGTAGTATCAAGATGGCAGAGCTGGCTGTCATAGCCAATAGCAGACATAAGATCCTTGTACACATAATCTGCATATTCGGAGTTCTTGTAGTCTTCACCAAATGTAGCTACATTGAGTTCATCAAGAGTAATCTGGTTAAAGATGTACTTGACCACTTTATCCGTAGAAGGAACGATTTCGTTACCATCTTCATCCTTAATCGAATTGCCATCACCATCAGTAACCTTGAGCTTCGTATCAATGAAGTTCTGGAGGTTATCGTAGTTAGCAACGCAAGTGAGGTAAGAAGAATAACGGTTCACTACGTCTTCAATGAACAAGCTTTCCTTAGTGCCAGAGATAGCATCAGGATCAAGCGCAACATCAAACGATTCACGCACAATTTCAGAGGAAGTACTCTTTTCGATGACGGAGAGAGTAAACATGCTCCAGTCAGGATATGTATTATTGTACGCATTTTCATAAGTGAGAGACACTGCGAGCTTATTATACCACGGGCCAGAACCCTTAGGCAAGAATCTTGCGAATTCCACGAAGCGAGTCGTAGAGAGACGCATGTCAGCAGGATCAACACTCTGAATCGTCACACGATTTTCATCGACAACATAACCACGCTTGATGTCAGCAGGAGTAAGTCCTTCATGAGAAACATTATCCTTGCTGCGATCTGTAAACGGAGTTACGCAGAAGCCAATAGCCTTGTAAGTATTTTCGATGTAATCGCTATTAGGAACAAACGGAGAATCTTCATAGACAACCGTGAAATTCTGGTTGCTAAGATATTCACTAATAGAAGAAGATCTGAAGGAGATCAAGCCAGTCTTATCATCAAGAGCTAAGAGGGTAGCACCATTAGCAGAAGAGTAGAAGCTGAGCTTAATAGTCAGAGCAAATTCAGTGCTAGTATTAGCAGAACCATTTACAGCCGGAACCACATTCCAGATAGAAACTGGCCATGCAGCATCGAATGTATTGCTCAAAGGAATCTGAGCATTGTCTAACTTGTTAGCAACTAAGATATTTGCAAAGACTTCAGGAACTTCGATGTCATCAATTTCAAATTCAGCATCAGATACCAAAGCACCATTTGCGTCATAAAGACCAATATCCTTAAAGATATTTTCATTACATTCAGCATTGAACTTCATCGTTGTCTCATTGATAAGAACAGCGGTGTAAGTGCTCAAAAGGTTTCTAACCTGTACTGGCTTGAATGTATCTGTAGCCTTAAGAATAGCGTTGACTTTCTTATAGCCTTCCTGAGCATCGGCACCAGAAATTTCATAAGAGAACAACGGAGCAAGATAATTAAACGCACGAATGGTCGTATTATCAGAAGTAACCTTAGTATTTATAGAAGCAGTCTGATTAAAGATCGTTTCTACATTGTTAGCCATGGAGTCGATACCAGTATCTTCACCCATAGCTCCGCCAATAGAAAGAACATCAGCTCTAGCTTCAGGCTGAGAAGTCTTAAAGATTTCAACTTCATCTTCTGTCATGTAGAACCCATAGACAGGTTCGCCATTAGAAGCGTAGTTGACATTATAAGTCTTTACTCTTTCATAAATGCCAGTAGATGGTACATCAGTTTCAGTAATTACCTTAACACGCTTGTAAGGCTTAGCACCAAGATTATACCAGTAGATATAATTCTTAGTCATCGCTGACTGTCCATTAACATCAGCACTCTTAGCAGGAGTACCATCTGCAAATGTTACATCATAGCAATACTGCCACTTAGCTTCAGAAGAAGTAATAGTAAGATTAAGATTAGCCGTAATCTGATATGGAGTATCGTCTATAGTCACACCATTCTTGAATGCAATGAATTCAGAATTAGCATCCTTGAATAGATTTTCATAACATGGACCATAGTATGCTGTATTAAGCTTGCCAAGTGCAGCAATATCGCCCGTGCTAAGAGCAGGTCCAACTGCAGCCGCCAAAGCAGTATTAGGATTATCTGCGCTAAGAGCAGTATTCAATGCTTCTGCGGACAAAGCAACAGTAGGATCGGTGCCATAGAAAGTGTTATTAATAATCGTTGCATAAGAACTGCAAGACTTATCAGATTCAATCGGATAAACTGCTTTCATATACTTCGGGAAGTTAAGGTAATTTTCCGAAGGATTAATAGCAGAACTACCATCTGTTTCAGTGAAAACAGTTACAAAGTTATCGTTCTTTAAAGTAATAGTTTCAGGAGTATAGCTAGGTCTATCTGATGTCTCATCTTGGACATTGTAAGTAAATGCAACTACATTGGCGTTAGCATTGGCAAGGACTGTCCAAAGGGCATCAGCAGATGTACCAGAAAGATCAAACAATGCACCAACACTAGAAGCATGATTACCAGCACTATATCTAATTAAACCATCTGTAGCAGGTGCAGAATGCTGGTCATCTACATAGTCATAGATGTGCATCTGAGCATACTTACTAATAGAATAAGAAGTATAGCCTTGAGCTTCCTTACGTTGATGTGCAATAGCGGCAGCAGGCTTCACATCGCCACCAAAGCTCATACCGTATTCGACTTCAACTTCTTTCTTAACAGCAAGAGGTTCAAGTTCATTATCTTCCGTATTTCCGTTACTAATATTATAAAGCTTAATGGCATCTGCGGTCATTGTACCAAGCTTACTTTCAACGGTAATCACACCGTCTTTAACCTTACCAGCATAGAACTTTTCTACAGGAACAGTCTTACCAGTTGCAGTACCACGAACAAACTTCTTGTTATCGTCTTCGGCAGCCTTTTCGATGTTCCAGAGCTTGATCTGGTCGGCAGTCAATTCAAGATTCTTATACTCTTCTTCGTCGTTAGTATAAGTTTCAGAATCATTGTAACCGATACCGAGAGACAATGAAGCAAATGTTTCATCATCCGGCACAACCCTGATCACCCATAAGCCACCACCAGCACGAAGCCAGTTCATAGCATTCATTCCTGCCTGACCCCACTTCGCAAAGTTAGGTTCACCAAGAGTGAAGATAAATTGGGATGCGCTAGAAATATACATAGCCTCATTAGGCGCACCCTTCTCAGCTTCCAAAGCGACGAACATGTTGTTTAGACCAGCAGCGGTCAGCACAACACTGGATGTATCGATAATCTTGGAAGTTACAGAAGGATGGAGATATTTAGGTTCAGTACTCATATATTTCATCCTTGTAAGTTAAATTTAATAGCGAACATCGCTACGTAATAGAATATCTAATGATTAGTTGAAGGCATATTAAACAAAAGTATAAACATTATTAGTTTGTCAATTTATGCCTGTGAAATCTATAACATTAATTCAAAACGGGTAAGCCTAGCTTACCCCGTTAAGATTAATAATAAAGCATTTCTTCAGTCGGAGGAATCTTATTCTTCTTTCCAAGCTTAGAAATGGTAATTGAAGATGCTAGTGCAGAGTTAATATCTTCAAATGCAATAGCGGAGAATACTGATGTAGCTTTAGGAATATCACCAATCTTAATAGTCGCATATCCATTTTCATTACCAGTCTTTCCAGCAATAAATCTGTACGGCGTGTTAAGATCATGTTTGTCTCTAGCCAGTTCGGACATCGTCATTTCAGAGATAAAGTCAGGAATACCCAAGCTAGCCTTATTGAACTCCATACATTCATTAACCAGAGATGGCAATGTAGAATATTTAATATCCTGTGGAAGCTTGCCATTAATCAAAAAATTAACGAACTTGTTCAATTCATCAGTAGAAGCCACATGCATAGAAGAATTAATAAAAATATCTTCATTATAAACTGTATACACTGCAAATTCTTCAGGCTCTTCATCTGGATTAAAAGATTTTATAGCCTTAGAAACTTCAGAGTATTTAAATCCTAAGCTGATAGGAATATTTAATTCGTATACTTCAGGTTTAGAATTCTCATTGGGATAAATTTCCAAGTATACAAATCCCATTGCATAAATCGTATCACCACTTTCAGTGGCTAAGTTCTTATCAAAATAATATGATCTGATATATGTGCAGATCTTATATGCATCGCATATATATTCATTATTTACAAGTTTAATTCCAGTCATAATTATATCCTTTTACAATACGAAGTTGATATATGGCAAGCCATGAAGCTTACCATATATCTGTAACTTAGATTTCAGGATGATTTGAGATTTCGTTTAGCACGGTTTCATTGAAAGACTGCACAGCCGGAATAATATGCTTCATGCAGTTAAAGGCGTTTTCATCTTCCTTATAAAGATCTTCGCCACCATGCTTATAAAATAGACCGATAAGATTGCAGTTAATAGCCACCTGCTTGACATACCTTGCACGAGTTGTCCATCCATCCTTATTGACAATAGCATCAAGAGCGATAACTAGATGTCTCCAAAGATTCTTGGTAACATTCGGAACAAGTTCAACATTCTTGAGAGAACGAATGTCAGGAAACTTTTCAGAACTCTTCACAAACTTCTTGCTAAGGCGTTCATAGGCTCCATCCTTAGCCTTAGAACCTTTCTTAGCATTAGCAATACTAAAGTATGCATTATCCTTGCGATACTTTACAAGACCTTCATCAACGTAGATCTTTTTAAGAGTTTCAAGTTCAAAAGCATCCTTAAGCATTGAGACAATATCAGCATTATCCTTTGGAACGGAGCCTTCCTGCATAGCCTGAAGCGTAAGACTAGAATCATCATACATAGCAGAAAAGACCTTGAAGACATCTTTAAATGTATGCTTTTCCAAGACTTCCTGAGACTTCTTAAGATATTCTTCAGGATTATCACAGTTGATTTCTTCAAGTTCTTTATTCATAGCTTCGATTTCAGGAGAAGTCTCATCCGTTACAACTTCTGCATCAACAGCTTTAGCCGCATCGAGCTTGTACTTTTCAAGATTAACTACATTGTTGCCATCAGATACAACTTCAGGTTCGATGACTTTATTTTCAGTGTTGGTGGGTGAATTCATAATTATCCTTGTTTGGCATAGGTTTTAAACAATTTCGATCTGATTTCCATTACAATCATGGAGAAAATATCAGAAGAATTATCAAGATCAGTTCTAAGATTACCAAAATAACGAGTGGAAAGTTCTTGTACAGATAGTAATTCAAGATTTTCCAATACAACAGCATTATGCCAGTAATCTTCAATATTCTTAGTAATTTCAATAACTGGATCAGTTATTTCATACTTACCATGAATGATATCAGAAATTACAGTTTCCATCTTATCAAGAATCAAAGCTACGCCAGGATTCTTTAGCTTCTTACGCTCTGTCTTGAGAGATAAATCTTTACGATCACCATTTGGCTTCAATTCGGAAATAATATCATTCAGGTTATCTTCAATAATATTATAGATATAATTACAAATATTTTCATATCTATAAATTACAAAGAATTCATAGAGAGCCTCAAGAAGTTCACGACCTTCAGTATACATCAAATCTTCAGCAAGATTAAATGCGGTGCTATCAGGATCAATGCCTAAATAGTTTTTGAATGTAGCAAACATCTGCTGCATGCACTGTGTCGTAAATAGATTGATAGCATTAGCTTCTTCAAATCTACTTTCTTCTTGAGCTTTATTCTTTAGTAAGAACAACTGAGATAGGACTGATGAAAACTTGTCATCTGCCGTACCATAAGAAATCTTATCAAGATTAGCTAACTGTTCCTGAAGTGCAGAGTATTCAACTTGAATATCAGCATTAATAGCAAAAATAGGATTAATTAACTGACTTGATACTTTTTCTTCAAAGTCATCATAAGTTTCATTAAGTTTAGCTTTCATAGTTTACCTATTCAGATTAAAGATGCTTCTAGCCTTATTAATAGACATAGATTTAGATAATTCAGCAGCATCTAATCTCTTTTCTGTCGATCTCGATGCTCTTACCACAATTTTTGTAGGATCGTCTTCTTCATCCCTCACTAAATTGTTTTTCCGCATGTATATTCTATTTTTAAAGCTATTGTAAGTAGAACATGACATGGCATATCGACCAATCAAGAAAGAAAAGACGTTATCGTCATGGCATCCTTCGGCATGTTCGATCTTGCCAGTATTCTTTCTTTCCATTGTCTTAAGTTCTTTATTAATATTTGGCAGTACTACATCTTCTGGATGTTCATTAACTATCTTGAAGAGCATGTCAATCATCACATCACGGCTCTTCGGTGTAGTATCAATACCATATACTCTTTGCTTATTGTCGCTAATAGCCTTAAATCCTTCACCTGGTTTAGATTTAGATTTATCTTCATAGAAGAGTCTCATACGAGTAGAAGGCTTCTTAGCTAGCTTCTGAATAATAGCTAATCCATAAGAGTTTCTTTCTATAACGATACATGAGTTGACAAAGACTTTTGTAGCCACATATTCAATATAATCGCCATATTCATCTACGTCAATTCTATTATTAGCAAAATATCCTATAGGCTTTCCAGTTACCATGCTAAATATAGTCATTACGGAGCTATCAAGACCAAGACCACCAGAGCAGTCATTAGACAGCATTACGGGTTCATAGAAATCTACTGGTTCAAGCAAGAATAATTTACGACCTTTAAACCCAGAGTTGAAGGCTATAAACTTTTCAGCAGGTACCATATAGGCTCTAACCTGTTCAAGCTCATCTTCAGAGAATGGAGAGTTATCAGAAGATAGAGTCCATTCAAGGTCAATTTCTCTCTTGATGGTTAGCTTATCATAGTTACAAAGACGCTTTTGTTCTTCATACCATTTTTCGTCCTTACCAAGCTGTCTCCAAGAAAATTCAATATGTACGAAGTTATTTTCAGAATGGTCATGTACATACTGGGCAAGTTGGTCTATTGGACAATCATAAACTTCTTTCTCGTCGAATGGCATAGCCATATCGAACATCATCTTACAATACTGTCCTTCTGGCAAATCAATAGAGTTCGGAGTAGTTGTAAGAATCTTAAAGCTTGGGTTGCCTCTTTCAAGAGCTACTTCTCTAGCCTTGGATACAGCGAACGTAGAAGCATTATATATCACCTTATTATAAGGTGTGAATGCCCATTCGTCACCCCAGAAGATAGGAACTGTACAACCACGACCCAGCTTGTCAGCAACATCGGCAGAGTTAGCACTAGGCATAACCTGAATTTCATTACCACGCTTGGACAAATAGAAGATTTCACTGTTATCTTTATCTTCAACAGCAGAGGAATCCTTAAGCCAGTATGGAATGTATGGGTCGATAAATTCTGTAATACGCTTTAAGTTCA